ATCGCGCACATTATTTAATCAGACGCATTTCACAATTATTGAGATTGACTTGCCGAGCGTTACTGGTGAATGCACTATAAGCGGAGGGCCTGGATATGGCACCCCGTTAACTTGTGATCAGCCAAGTGATGGAATTACAACGTACAGCTTTACACAGGTAGACGCGCCATTGCTCCCAGTCAGTGGAATTTTACGGTTAGTTACTTCTATAAATGAAACGCCAGCAAAACTAAACTCTGGACGTGGATTGTCTAGCCGTGGCACAGGCTCAATAAGACTTACAGATGTAACAGGCAAAGATCCAAACCCTAACGCGCCAGCGGTAACTGACACAATCAAGAATCAGGGCGGTTACTTGGCAAAGCTATTTGCCAGAAATGAGCTTTCAAATAAAGACTTGAGAATTAAAAACTACAGGTTAGAGGTTGACGGAACAATTGACCTAGAGAACGGCGCACAGGTTAGGCACTATATAATTGAGTCTATAAGCGCTAGCAAGTCAGGCGGTTATGCTATTAACTTTAAGGATGAGCTTTCAAGAGTTAATATTGATGAGACTGTATGGCCGTTAGCTAATAATGGGTATTTAATAAGCGACATTACAGATATACAAACAACGTTTAATGTTGATCCGAACCTAGATTATGCAGTAGGCAAAACTGTAAGGACTGGCGATGAGTTTATGAAGATAACCGGAGTGTCAAATATTGGCACGGGCTCAGCTTCAATAACGGTGCAGTCAAGAGGCACGCCAATTATCTATACTAGTGAATTGACTAGAACTATAAAAAGCGATCACTCATTAGGTGATGAGTTGTTCCTGTGTGAAGTATCAGACAATGAGTCTATTGATGTGTTGCTTGAAAGAATACTTACAGACATAGGTATAAATACTGACTACATAGACTCGGCAGCATGGGCCGCAGAAATATTGCTCTGGCATCCCTCAACTAAAATAAACACAATATGGATTGAATCCCTAGATACTTTTGAGGTGTTAGAGCGCATATTAACTGACTATATGATTGACATGTGGTTTTGCCCAGTAGCTAGACAGATTAAAATATCTGCTGTAAGTGCGTGGCAAGAATCAACAGCCTCACTTGAGGAGGGCGACCAAATCGATTTTGAAAGCGTATCTAGCAAGAAAGAAGAAACCTTAAGATCTACAAGGGCGCTTGCTATATATGATAAAAAGAATCTTGGCACATCTGACAGCATAGAAAACTTCAGCAAAGCTTCATTGTATGCGAGGCTAGAGCTAGAATCATCTGATTTATTTGGCGAGGCAAAAACAAAGAAATTTGAAATGTCATCATTGCTTGATAAAGATGCCGCAGATCTTTTAGTTAATAGATGGGTAAGCAGGTATTCAAACCCTAAAAGCTACACATGGACAACGCAAGAAAGAAAGTTATCCTTTGCAACCGGTCAGGTTGTAGACGTTAAAGATTTAACCAATGTTGGATTTGACGGCCTACCAGCTTCAAATACTAGAGCACAAGTTACATCTGTAAGGCCAAACTATAGAGGCGAAGGAAGAAGCTATACTATATCGGCACTATCTTATGAGCCTTTATTTATAACTGGCTCAGAGATAATTATCAGCGGTAATGCTAACGATATAAATCTTTACAATCAATATGCCGGAGCACCCTCTGGAGTTGTCGAGCTAACGTTTATATTTGACGGCGCAACAATTGGCAGTAATGGTTACGCCATACCAGCAATAAGAGCGGGCGCGTTTGCTCCAGGAAGTAAAATAATATTGATACTAGCAAACGGCGCGGACCTTCAAGCGGCAGGCGGCAAAGGCGGTAATGGTGGCGGGGGCACTTATGAATTTGAGATAGGATCATGGGTGCAAGATTATCCATCAGACGGGATACAGGGCGGTATTGTTTATGATGCTGAAGGAATAGACACTGACATTTATTTCACTGGTGCAACACCTAGCGCGGCATTTCCTGCTGCAGATGGCTACCTAAGAGCGCCAAGCGGCGGCGATGGTGGATTTACAGCAACGCTTGGGACAACACCTAATAGCGGAGCTGCTGGCAATGGTGGCAATGGTGGCAATGGCCGAACGGTTGGAGCTGGTGGCGCTGGTGGTATTGTTTATGGTGGACCATATGGCAATACTGCAGAGACTGGGAGCTATGGTATAAGTGACATTCCTCTCGGCTCTGCTGGCGCAAACAATAACGCAATTGGCGGCGCTGCAGGTTCAGGTGTTAGAGATTCAGGCGCTACAGTTGTATTTTTTGGTGAAGACTCTGCGCGATATATAAATGGCAACGGCGATCATGTATAATATTAAAAATTTAAGGGGGCTTTAATGGCTTGCGTACAATTTGCAGACACTTGCTTTACAGCGGGCGACACAATAACGCTCGACTGGCAATATACAACAGATGAGGGTGTAGCGATAGACCTAACAGGCGCTACGGCTCAAATGCAATTGCTTGATGCGATTACGGACGTTGCACAGGTTATCGACATGACTGGCGGGATAGTTAACGCTGCAAATGGTAGCGGAACATTCTCACTTACAAAGATTGAGAGTCAGAGCTTATTGCCTATCACCGAGGGTGGAGCATCAAGCAGAAAATTAGTTTCAAAGGTTCGCATTGAATTTGCAGATACCACAACAAAAAGCGTTGCTGGCGTAAATATGACAATTGAACAGAGCGGCATCAGATGAGTATATTTACAATATACAAAGGAAAAAAAGGATTGGCAGGGGCTGATGGTCTTCACGGCTTAGGCATTGCAGATATTGATGCGGAGCCAGTAGAGAATCCATTGCTTCAAGTGTTATTCAATAATAGCTTATCAGTTAGCGCAGAGATTACAGCGTCAAGAAACTCTGAAGGAGCATACGTTAATAGATACGGCGTTAGAACATTCGCAAGAGCGCCAAGCGTTACAAATTTTTTAGCCTATTCTAATGATTTTTCTCAATGGCTTGACCCATTCACTAGATGGACTTTGATCGGCGCAACTACTGATCCTTTTGGCGGTAATGATGCAACAGAAATAAACCTAGATGTTGATACAGACGTACTTGCTGGCTCTGGTCAGGTTTTGACTGGCAATTTTGCAGATAATGTTCCAATTGGTACAGAGGTTACAACCTCTTTTTATATTAAAGTTATCAGCGGTGATGTTAGCGGTTTAGATTTTCAGCTTGTACCATCAGGAATTAAGCGCGTATGTGTTGCGCCAACTACAGAATGGCAAAGAATATCGTACCCTACCTGCTACGGTTTTGAAACAACTAGCATTAACCTAAACCCACGGGGCAAAACTGGTGCACGTATCGCTGTATATGCGGCGCAAATTGAAAACGGCTCAACCGCTTATAATATTATAGAAACTCAAGCAGAGTCTAAAACAATCACTTTTGAAGATTACCAGATCAGACAAAGCGAAAAAGGCGCATTGCTAGAGGATCAAAAAACAAATCTTATTCATTACAGCAATGATTTGTCAGGCTGGACCCAATCAGGTTGCACTATAACTCAATTACAAGATGCGGATCCTTTTGGCAATAAATCACAAAACCTTTTGATTGTTTATGGCTCGCTTGCCAACTGCAGCATTGAAACAACAACAGAGGCGTTAGGTACTGGCATTGAGTACAACGTATCGTTTTATGCATATTTGACTGGTGGATCACTAGAGTCTTTAAGTGTTGAGATTGGTGGAGGCGCGGCGGCTTCATTAGCAATACCACCAGTAACAGGCTTTCAGAGGTTCAGCGTAAAAGTAACGGCTGGGGCAGGCGATACTTTGAAATTTAACCTGTCATCACCATCTATAACCGCCAAGCTTGCTATAAGCTCGATTCAGATTGAGCCTGATGACTTAACAAGTTACATACCTTCATGTGGTGAGGGTTCGGGAGAGCGTGACAGCGATGTATTTAACTTTGATTATGCTTACAATTTCCCAGCGCCTAACCTACCATTTACTTTATCATATAAAATATTTGAGTTGCCTACCGGTTCAACTAAAAAATATGTATTCAGTAATGGGTTAACAACTACAGATGAATTTTCGCTTTACTATGAGAATGAATTTTTAGTGATGAATAACGGCGGGAACTTGGCAAGCGTTGACATGATAGAGTATAACCAAGTAGGGCTTATTTATGATGGTGTAAACTTAAAGTTTTACGGCGAGAGGGTGTTAGTTGATACCATTGCCCTTTCAAGTACAAGCACGTTAGGCACTAAAGTTTATATCGGCTATAATGGTACAAGCAACCATATAAACGCATACTTATCAAACGTGCTAGCGTACAACACAGCGCTAAGTCATAACAACATGCTTTATTTACAAGGGTTATAAAATGCCAGTTTCAGCGATAGATACACCAACAACAGTTACAGTAAGTCAGGGCGGCGCTGGAGGCGAGCGCGGCGCTGACGGGATAAACGGCGCAGGATTTAGCGCGGTTAGAAAAACATTAATTGATAACCCTTTATTTTGGCTGTACAAAAAAAATCATTTAGTTAGTAGGCTATCAAACCTATTAACAGTCACTAGGGCCACCGGCGGAATCTACACAGACATTTATGGAGCAACCATTACAGCCGATCCAGATGAGCCAAGAGAAGAGGCTGCAGGCTGGTTAATCACTAGTGATGAAACTAACACTTTTTTAATTGAAAATAACATTCCTGATTTGGATAATGGATTTAGTTGCGTTTTAGAGCTTGGTTATTATTTAGGCAATACAGTATCGCAAGATATTATGGTTGTTCCAGCCGTTGCAGGCGATTTGCTTTCAATTGGCACTGACGCAAGCGGTAACTTCATTGCGACATTGCAAGGTGATGATGCTATTGAATATACGGCGGTATCAACCGTATCATCAGCGGTGACAACGCTAACCACTTTGATTGTTGAGTTTGACGGTGTTAATTTAGATTTATATATAAACGGAGTTACAGCTGGAACGATACCAATACCAACTGGGTTAACTGCTACAATGGATTTATCAACCGTCACTATAAACGGTGATTTTACTTTAAACATGCGCGGATTAAGATTTTACGACATTATCTTGAACAGCGACGAAATAACATATTTAAGTTAGGGGTAGTTTATGTCTAGAACATTTGGTCCAATTGGTGAGTTAACAGTACAGGGGGTACCAATACAGCTTGCGCCTGATTTGCTTGCTTTGGAGAGAAGGGGTGGAATAGCTATGTATGAATCAGACACAGTGGCAATGGTTGCAGGCGTTGAAAGCGCAGTGCTTACACTTAGCGGTAAGTATACTGTAAATTACTTGGAGTTGAGGAGTTTAATCGCAGAGTCTATGACAGTAAGAATGGTTTTAGATTCTGTAGAAATATATGACTCAACGATCACAACAGGGTCTGCATGGTCAATTTACAACACGATAACAGATCAAAACTTTCTGCCAGCTTTTCAAGTTACATCTACTCTCGTTTTATATTTAACTACAACGACTGACACCTCAATAGATGTTTATCACTCAGAGGTTAAAACACTATGAAATACCTAGCAATACTGTTCATGTGCTTTACTGCAAGCGCACACTCGACAGACATGATTGATGTTACTGATTATGACTCATTTGAACAGGCGGCAGTGATAGCAAAGGGTAATGAGTTATACGGGCATGTATATGTGCCGAAAGGCTTTTACATGGTTGAGGACATACAAACTGAGGCCGTATGGCATTTAGCTGCCGGGGCTGAATTTGCTTCACCTAATTTCACTATGACGAACTTAGATGACTTTAGCCACTTAAAGGGCGCTGTTCAACGCGAATCTAATAGCGGAAGGATAGGCCAGTGGTTTTATGGTGATGCAGATTTAAATTGGATTTATAAGTTTAGGAAAACAATAGTGCCTAACTCAGTGTTAAACGTTAACGCTAACGGGGCGGGAGCAATTGCGGCATATGCAACAACAGGTGATAGCGCATACAGTCAAGGCAGTATAGGAATGCAATCATACTGCCTTAACTCAAGCGTAAACATGCAGAATTGCTATGCTGGATACTTTGAAAGTAACCGCGCACCATGGGCTGGGACTACTACTACAATGGAAGTCACCACAAACAATTATGGCACATGGTCTAATTGGGATAGGGTGTTACCCTCTGGAGTGTATGGCCCAAATGAAGGGATCAGCGCGGGTATAAATATATCAGGCCCAGCGGGAAACGGCTATTATAAGCACGATTACCCAACTATTAAAATTGGCGCTGGAATTATATTCACTGGTGGCCCATCTAAGCAGGGAATGGATGCGGGGATAGTCTTTACTAGGGCTGCTTTTAAGGAATCAACAGCCGATGAAGTCATTAGAACGTTCACCGACTCGCACATTATTTGGCATGGTAGCGGCTTTAACCCAAGAGGTGCAATAACAACTGTAGAGACAGAAAAAGGCGGCGAGGTTCACATTAAGGTTTGGGGTACTAGAGGCAAGTCAACTTTTAAATTTACTGAGGATGGGTTAATATTACCATCTGGAAGAATCATAAACTAAAGAGGATAAGTCATGCCAAGGCCAAAAGATAAAGGCGACCCAACAACAGACAGCGCTACAACTAACAGTAGCGATAAAGCGCCTTTAGCACCAAAGAAAAAGAAAGCTAAAAAACCTAAGCCCAAGAAAAGTGATTAAATTACTTATCCTTTTAAATGCTTATTTGTTGGCGTCCATAATAGATCCGCTACCAAACAGCCAATATTATTTTACCATGTGTTGGCTGTACTGTTTGGTAGCTCTATTATGCGCCCTCGCCCATTTAGATAATAAATCACCTCTACTACTTTGCTATGCAACGGCTAATATAATTACCGCTACAGGCTGTTTTTTGGTAAACTTTGAGCTATACGGAATGCTCAAAGGCTTAATTTGGTATAATCCATTCAACTTAAGTCTAATACTTGAAGCGTTTGAACTCATGTTATTATGTTCAGGGGGCGCGAGTGTTTTTACTTACATCATCAATCACTTTATTACTAATAGCATTAAGCGCAAGGGTAGTGGCTATAGCATGGTTAACATTAAATGAGCGGCGACATGGCAGAGATAGCAAGGTTAGACGAAAAGATTAATATTTTCATGGGGAGCCAGAACCAGGTTAATTCTAATATAAATAGAAACCTTGAGAAACTTACTGATGCAATGTCTCAAATGCAAGTTCAACAAACCGAAATAAACAACCTTGCTACATCTGCTGATAGGTTATCTGTTAAAGTCGATAAGATTGACGATAGGATTGACATAATAGAGCAAAATCAAGCTGTATCTAACGAGTTTAGAAAGCAAGTTATCCATATGAAATGGGTCGTAGTAGGGGCAGGAGTTTCGATTTTTGTCTATATAGTTAAAGAATTTTTGTCGTGATAATCCAGCGGGGCAAACCTCAAAAGGATCGCACTGTTGGAGTGTTAACCCTTCCAGATGGTCAAGAATTTGACACGTTAGAACGACCCTGGCTTGATAATCAGACTTACAGCTCATGCATTCCAGCAGGTCATTACAAATTCACCAGAGACACACGCGGGCGCTTCCAATGGTTTAGGGTGCTAGATGTACCAGATAGAACAAATATTGAATTTCACACAGGCACAAAGCCAACACATAGCGAAGGTTGCATACTAGTATCAATGGAATGTTTAAAAGCTATGCTATGGTTTTTCGGTGATGTTGAGTTAACTTATGTTTTGGAGATTAGAGATTATGAATATACTTAGTTTCATTGGTGAGATATTCGCGCCGGCTGCAAAGTTAGTTGATGACCTACATACTAGCACTGAAGAAAAACTGATATTGTCAAATGCACTCGCCAGGCTTGAAAACGAACTTCACACCAAGGTTTTAGAGTATGAAACCAAAATACTAGACAGCAAGACCAAAATAATCACAGCAGAGGCCACAGGAGAGAGCTGGATGCAAAGAAACTGGAGGCCAATAACAATGCTTACCTTTCTTGCTTTGGTCGTCTGTGACTCGTTTGGGTTGCTTACGTTTAGGCTTGCTGATGATGCGTGGGCATTATTACAGATTGGCCTTGGTGGCTATGTAGTGTCAAGAGGTGGCGAAAAAATGATGAAAACATTTAAGCAAAAATAAAGGCCCCTAGCGTTGCAGCACTATTGCGGGGCTTCTACTTGTTGACTAACGAAACTCTTTAACGCAAAGCCCTAACGCATTCATTCTACGCTCTATAAACTCTACAGCCTGCCCAAGCTTTCTAGCGATTTGATTAATATTAAGGCCGTGCTTGTTGTACAGGTTTTGTATCTGACTATCAAACTTTGATGATGTTTTCATAGCTCAAGCCCTTCTGTTACATATTTGTATTTATCTCTTTTATTTATATACTCGCTTGCAGTATTAATAAACAAAAGAAATGTACTTAATGCTGGAGTTGATTTCTTTCTCCATACACCTATGCTTTTGGGGCTTATGCCTGCCCTTTCACATATATTGGTTATTTCGTATGGTGTAACCTTATCGCATATTGCTACTAGCAATGGGTACCAATCATTAAAAGCCGCGATCTGTTTTTCAAAGTTTCCCATTTCTGCCCCGTTAAATTTGTGTGTCATTAAAAGATTCGACATATTTGTCATAAAGCTCTGATGCCATTTTATCAAATGAAACGTCTTTATCAAATGCCTTTTCACTTATCGCAATTTCATTATCTTCTGAAAAATCAGCTAAACATTTTAGTAATGTCATAAATCAACTCCGGATAAATTGTGCTAGTTATTGCCAGTATGAATGCGATCATTACAAGCCAACAAGTCTTACACTCTTTCTTTGTCTGGTAAGTGTTATTCCTGCGGCGCTTGTTTTCTATTGGGTTGTTGTATTTCATCTTTAATCTTCCTATGCTGTTTAAACTTAGTAAAAAACTTACTGGCAAGCTCTATGTCCTTTTTACGATCCCCAGTAGGTACAACATCATTTTGAATTAGAAACTTAGCCAGCGCTGTACTACTCATTTTATTCGCCCATTGTCGTCATACCTAATACCCCATAAAGC